GATTTAACGATCTTTTGGGGATGGCAAAAGCGGCAAGTGAAACCATAAGCCCTTCAACAAGATACTTTATGGATCTCTTTAAAAGCTCACTCAAATTTAATTCCTCAAGAAAATTCATGTTTATAATAAAATAAAAGAAAAAAATCTTTTAAAAAATTAATGATTTAAATAATTTAAATTACATTAATTATATGTCTATGTCTAAACCATTACATCAAGTAGATTCTACAGTTGAAACAAAATTAAATGAAGATGGAACACCCAATCCAAAATATGTTGATTTACTCGACGAAGATAAACCCATTGCCGGGCAGAATTTTGTCTGTCTTTCATTCATCTCTCCTGAAAAAATTCTAAAAAACAAAGAATTATTCATGTTTGAACATTTTATTAAACAGTGGGAATTTACTAAAAATATTACTAAATACAGAGAATTTTTTAGTTACATTTCATTTAAATATAATTTAAAGTTGAATAATATGATGGAAGATTATGAAGAATTTTGTAAGACCGAAAAGGAAAATTTAAAGAAAACCGATTTAGAGGATGATTTTAAGAATTTTATTGACGCAAATGAAGACGAGATGGAAAAAACATTTAATTCGCTTTATAATTTCCAAACCAGTACCCGAGGTGTTAAAATTAGAGGTGTTTTCCCAAGCCAACAAGAAGCCGAATTAAGAAGTAAAATGTTAAGAGAGTCAGACCCTAACCACGATGTTTATGTTGGACAGGTTGGTCTTTGGATGCCGTTTCATCCTGAAGCATATAAGACAGGGCGTGTTGAATATTTGGAAGACGAATTAAATCAAATTATGAATGAAAAAATTAAGAATGAAAAATCTGTGAAAGAGGAATTCGACACTCGTATTAGAGAAACAAAGGAAAAGGCGATTGAAGAAAATAAAGAGAAAGCTCTTAAAGAAGGTAATAAATTAACTCAAACATTAGACAAAGAAGGAAATCTTGTTAATGTGAAGGAGATGAATTCAACTGAACGTGGGTTGAATGATTCAGAAGTTTCGGCTGCTGATATTAGAAAGGAATTATTCGAAGGAGATGAAATTATAATGGATAAAGATACTGACCATGGATTATCAAAACTGTCTGAAGAGTCTCAAAAAAAGTTCAGAGATGCTGGAACTGAAGATGCTGGAACTGAAGATGCTGGAACTGAAGATGCTGGAACTGAAGATGCTGGAACTGAAGATGCTGATGGAAACGTAATCGATGTTAATCTGAATGATTAATTGTGAGAGAAATTAAATGTGAGAGAAATTAAATGTGAGAGAAATTAAATTTAATTTATTAAATTTATTAAATTTATTAAATTTATTAAAATTGATTTGAAATTAATTTTAATAAAAGTTTTGAAGAATAGTATTGAATGTCCACCAAAACGAAAAGGTGTGCTCATGAAAATTGTAAGAATAAATCCACCAAAGCAAACGGAAAAGGTGTTAAAATAAAACCACACGAAGAAATTATTGGTTACTGTAAAACATGTGAAAAATATTATTGTATTCATTGTAGATTACCAGAAACGCATGGATGTAATAATAAAATCGTCCTGTCAGAAGATGAAAAGAATAAACAAGCGGACACTCTTAGATGCTGTAAAAATAAAATTATAAAAATATAATTACCAAATGAAATACAAACATGAACATTATATTATTCTCAATGCGGAGCTATAATTGTGAAATAACAGATAAACCTATTTTAATTGTGGAATGTAACATCACAATATAATGTAATATTTGAATAGAGCTGATTTGAATATTTATTTACCATTTGCTTTTTCGCACACTTATTTTATTTTTACTCATTGTTTTTGATGTTTTTGGGTCATACATTTCTTCTTCATCGTCTGAATTAAGGTCTCGTGATATTTCCCAAAATTCTTTTGACCCTAATTTAAAATCACCATGCATCTCGGCTTTATACCAAAATATCTGCTCTTGAAGTTTATTGGTTTTCGCATTGTTATTAATAACAAGGCATTCATAATTTTCAGTACATTGGTCCATTACCTGACAAAATGATTGAAAATCGGGAAACATACCAGCATAGTTTTCCCAAATTCTTTTACGATTCGTAATATATGGCTCACGTAATATAAATACGTAATCTATGTTGGTTCTTAAATTGGGAGGAATTCCCAGTGGATATTGCATTGTAATAATAAGCATTATTTTCCAATGCCGACCATTCATAAAAAGCAAACGCATCATCTTATCTTTTGTCCATCCAGCGTCATATAAACAATCATCTAAAATGACAAATGCTCTAGGATCAATTGTTGTTTTTTTATAATATTCGAGTTCTTTCTTTGTTTGTTTTAGAACCGTTTTCTGGCGCTTCAATATATTTTCAATAATGGCTGTATTATATTCTTCGTGAATAAACAATTTGGGAACATGTGTGCTATAAAAACCATTTCCGGCCTCAGTTCCTGAAATAACAGTCCCAATTGGAATATCTTGATGATGATATAATAAGTCGCGAACTAAAAAACTTTTGCCAGTATCACGGCGTCCGATTAAAACAACAACGGGTCCTTTATTTTCATCTGGTTTAAAACTTATATTTCGCATATCAAACTTTTTAAGTTCTAAAGTCATTTATAAAAAAAAAGAAAAAATATATATTTTATTTTACGCAATTAGTTTAAACAAACTATAAATTATATATTTATCAAATAATGGAGATATCCTATAAAAAGAACGATAATAAACCACTCTTTCTCTCAATGATGGTTCATTCCACTATGAATTTAGAAAAAATACAAAATTACAATCCAATTTATAACAAATTTTTTTCATTAAATGAAACAAATTACAATGCTATAAATTTAAATCAAATGAATTCATTAAAATCGGTTTGTCAAAAAAAAAGCAATAACAAATATATCTGTGAAATATTTTTTGAAAAACAACAAATTCAAAAAAAACAAATTTTTTTTAAACAATCGCCGCTAATCGACCCGGTTCAATACATTATTGGAAAATTAGACATAAGCGACATTGATTTAACCGAATTGCCCCAATTTAATGATGATTCAACCAAAAAAATTTCGACTCCAAATAATTCAGCTTATGTTGATGGATTTTTCTCTTATTTATCAAGTCAATTATTAAATCATAGTCATTTTCAACATGGATTGGATTATTTCGGATCATTCACCGCAATAAAAAAAGAATACCATGTTAATGTTGAAGAAGATCTCGAATACATTGTTGAATCAGATTTTTTCCACGAAAATAAAGATGTGCTTTTTAAGCTAGATAACAATTTCCATGATGAATTATTAAATTTTGATACCAGAAGTAATAAAAAACCTATTTTATTTAAAAATGGCAACGACACTGGCAACGACACTGACAACGACACTGGCAATGACACTGGCAATGACACTGATAATATATTAACCCTTTCCGACATAGACGACTTAACAAAAATAGATAAATTATTTAGTGAGTCACAAAATAAAAACTCTGAAATGGAGTTAATGTTTAAAAGTGATTTACCGTTTAATAAAACAAAGAAAACAGATGAAAGCTCAAGCGAATGTTCGTCGAATTCATCTGACACACGTATCGATGAATCTGAAAGTGAAGATTATTGTTCGGAAAGCGATGCTTGTTCTGGGTCAGATTCGGATATGGGTTCTGGAACATATTCAGGATCAGAGTCAGGTAGTTATGTAAGCGGCACAACCGCCACAGAAGACAAAACAAATATTATTTTACCTGGTTATCCAATTAATTTAATTTGTTTAGAGTGTTGCGAACACACGCTTGAAAGTTTAATTTTAAAAGAAGATTTGTCGGATTCCGAATGGGAATCAACAATAATACAAATTATATTTATACTAATTACTTATCAAAAGGTCTTTCATTTTACACACAACGATTTACACACCAGTAATATTATGTACACGACGACAGATAAGCAATTTTTATATTATAAATTCGATAATAAACATTATAAGGTTGTGACGCATGGACGCATATTTAAAATAATTGATTTTGGTAGAGCGATTTATAAATTCAAAGACCAGTTAATATGTAGTGACAGTTTTCATCCAAATGGTGATGCGGCAACACAGTATAACTGTGAACCATATTT